CCCCTGTCAGTCTAGCTGCTGTACTCTGCATACAGGGATTTTCTAGCTTCATCAATTATATCCTCGGCACTCCGTTCCATGTAGTCTTGCTCTTCAAGTGCCTGCGCCGCGGGCATGAGCTCCTCATTTGTCATGGAATTTATGGAATACTTCGTGATTGATGCCAGCTTCTTGATAACATTAGGTCCCATAGGATTACTTTCAATACGTTTAGTTTGTTGAGCTGACTTTAATTCGAACATTTCTTTCGAACCATGAACGGCAGATTTCTGCCTTTCAGTAAACATCATATTGTTGAGAGTCTTTCCTACTGTAGCACAAATAATGTCTCCATTACTATACAAACTAGAGTTCCAGACAAAAGGTCCCGTTTCAACCTTGTCAACGTTGAGTTTCCTACGGCTAGCGGAATTCAACTTCTCTAGATTCTCACGAGTCAACCTAGTAGATAGTCCAAAGGAAATGTCATCTCCATTGACCATTACACACTCGATGTACCGATCGAGTTTGTATCTGGCAAATGCTTCGATAAAATCGAGCACATTGACAAAACCATCTCCAAGATTAGTTATCTTCGTTCCAGACGGCATACCCCCACTTCGCGATATAACCTCATCCGGCATAACCAAGTCAGCTTTTATTAAGTATTCCTTAATTAATTCCTTTCGGAAATAATTCGGTGCAAAATACTCCACCACCTGTGCTAGTTCAGGTGCAGTGACAGAAGCATCAAACTGCTCTGCATCGAGGTTAGCCCACTGTACTACAGAAGACCACTTATCTGCAATCCATTCTAAGGCGATACTAGCGTCTACATAGAATACAAATATGTCATCCTTCCGCGTTTGTACATTGGCAATTGTTCGAGTAATCGCGCTGTCAAAAGCTTCACATTCCATATGCCAATAGTGTACAGGCGTGCCCCATACCAATCGGACCTCCGGGTCGGTTCCCGGCTCCGTGCGCTTTTGGGCTCGAAAGCCAGCAAGTATAGACCAGCACTTCTCCAGATGCTCAGGGCCTTTTAGGCTTGCGTTGTACAGTATAGCCGCATCTAATTGGTCGCGTTTCGTGCCCATTCTGGGCATCCCAGCGCCATGCGACAAACTACGACGATTCCTAAGCAAAGTGCCATCGTAATCATAAGTAAGGCTACATTCCCATGGGTGTGAAAACTGATTTAGATAATCTAAAATTAATTCCTCACCGTTAGGAACATTCTTGTACGGTTCAGTTGCT